CTGTATGTCGTCAGCCGGGACTGTCTAATGCACCGGATAAGCCCGGATTAACATGTTTATACCACTACAATAAATCTAATGCAAGAAAAAAGGGAGCCGAAGCTCCCTCTTTTTTTTAGACCTATTAGGCTCCGGGTGAACCGAAGATACCCAATGGATCTGACACGCCGAAGCTGTAACGCTCACGGGCTTTGTAACGAACGTTACCTGTGTCAAAGTCACCGTCCATGCCAGTAGACATAGGGGTGCGGATGAAGTGCTTCAAACCATTAGGCACATCTGTCAACAGGAACCAAGCATTGGTGTCTGTCAAGTAGTGGTTAATGCAGTAGCCTTCAGGGATAGAACCATTGTTCTTCAAAGCGTTGATGTCATTGTCGGCTGTAGAAACACGGAGTTCGGTTTCGAGCAAACGAGTAGCAACGAATTGCAGAGCAGGTGGAATCACCAACTTTTTAGGCTTAGCGGCGATCAACAAGCTACGCTCATCTGTCCAAGCAGCGATTTGAATAACAGCGTTTTCCAACGATGTTTCATTCAAGTCAGAAGCGGTAGATGGAGTGTTACTGTTAGTACCACCAGAGACCAATGGGTGTGCAGTGTTACACAAAGTAACGCCGTCACCGTAGGTCACGCCAGAGCCAGAAAATGCGTTGTTCAACACAAAAGCGGCTTTAACTTGCTTGGTGTAAGCCATACCACGGGCCAAAGCCTTGGTATAACGTGAAGACAGGCTGTCGTACAAGTTATCTTCCACAGCTTCCTCTGTGATGGCAAAGCCCATCGCAATGGTTTCGTGTGTGTAACGTGCAGTAAATGCTTCCTGTGCATTGTCATAAGCGATGGCAGAACCCTCGTTTTTGACAGGTGCTTGACCGAAGCCAGACAGCTTTGTCTCTTCTTCGAAGCTACGCTCAGATGACTCTGTTTCGTAGATTTCTTTGTGCTCTTCGCCGTATTTAGCGTACTCAAGACCGAACAAAGCGTTCAGGCCGGGGAGTAATTCTTTGAGCAGTTGTGCGCGTGAAATAGCCATGATTTAGCTCCTTAGATGCCAACGGCGTTAGTGAAAGCGGAAGCGCCGGGATTGAACTTAACAAACACTTCAGTGTAAGTATCAGTCAATGGGGAGGCGAAACCGATGATCTTAAACGCAGCGGCAGTAGTAACTACTGTGCTCTCCAAGGCGCTGGTAGAGTTACCTGTACGGGTGTTACCTGTAGAAGTAGACTGAGCAGCAGCAAAGAAGGTGTTTGCGCCAAGAGCGGCTTGAGTAACTTGGCCATCCAATTGAGCTTGGAAAGTCACGTTAGGGTCAGTGATAACGTATGCAGTTACCACGCCGGTTGTGCCGGAAGGGTAGTACTGACCGTAGATCTGCTGGCCTTGTGCGTTGATGTAGGATGCACCAACAAAAACGCCCCAAGCACCCAAACTAGAACCACCAAGGTTATTGGTAGTTAAGTCTGCGCCGGTAGCGGTAGACAAAGCGATGTAACCGTCTGCATCAATGATAACTGCTTGTCCAAAGAACAAGTTAGTACCAGCGCCACTGGTTGGGTTAATCAAGAACTGACTCGTAGCGCCAGCATAGGGCATGCCGTCGTTACGGTTAATGGCTCGTAGGCCATAGGGGGTATTGGTCATTGACATTTTAAGTCTCCAAAAAAATTTAAGTACCTTTTCCGAAAGTGACCGTGGACTTACGTTCTTTGAACATAGGCATCCGTGGATCATTTTCTCGCATATAGGTGTTGTCTACTGACTGCATTTGCGCTTCCGCTTGATTGCGATAGTACGCATTACGCTGCTCAGTAAATTCCACGGGTGTTTTGCAAAGTAACAGACCACTGACTTGGACGCTATCTGGAAACTGTGCATGACTGCTAGATCCAAACAAACGAATTTCAGGATGGTCAGAAGCCTTTACGGGTTCCCAGCCTTCACGCAGTTTTGAAGAGATATTGGTAGCGTCTTCCTTATTCAAGGTACTAACACGGATCCAACGGAAAGCATAGCCCGGCTCTGGATGAGGATCAGGCAAAAGCTGGGGCGGCATCCAATGTTTTGGACGGGCAACAGCCTCACGGCTTTCAGTGTCACGTTTAGCGCGAGTTTGAGTTTCAGACATATCAATTACCTTTTCTTAATTCTGCAATTTTTTGAGCCATAAGTTCGTGGGATACACCAAACTTTTTAGCCATCGTTACCTGAAATGGAGTGAGCCGGATCTTGGAAGATGAGGTGCTCCGTGTCGCAGGTGCGACGACATTCGATTTTTGACGAGGAGCGGAACTCGTTTGAGCTTCCGATTCGTTGTTATCCAGATCGAAGTTCTCTGGAAACACTTGGCGAATACGCGAATTAAGTCGCGTGTAATATTCGTCGGAGTTAGGGTCAATGCCATTCTTAATGAGCTTAGTATGTAAGCCCAGAGCAAAGCTGGTCATCTCATCATCACTGCCAAACCAAGAATTCTCGCTTTGCCATCTAGCAGCTTTAGGGTCTGCTTGCGGTTGACGAGGGACTTCCCTAGGTGCGATTTTTACTTCATTTTCTTCTTTTTGTAAAGCGGGTTTGAAATTATTTACTCGCTCCATTTTAATTTTGGCAGAAGTTAATAACTCCTGAGCCTCAACTAAAGCATCAGAATCACCTGATTCATACGCACTTTTATAGCGTCGTTTAGCTTCATCAACTTCATTAGATACTACTTTTTTAGCCTGCTCTAATAATGCCGACTGCCCCTCAGATAATGAACCTTTGAGTTTTTTATTCTCTTCGGCCACAGATTGAGCAAAAGCAATAGCCTCTTCCCGCTCACGAGAAGCTTCTTCAGCACGGCGACGTTCACTGTGAAAACCAGACTGAAGGTCAGCAATACGCTTCTTTACTTTTTCGTCGTATCTTTCAATCTCGTCATCGTCATTAGATTGAGTAGATTTTGTTTCTTTTGAAGAGGTTTCAATCTCTACATCTACCCCGCCATCATCCTCGACGGCAGGTTTCTTTTCCTCATCTGGAAAACTAAATTCTTGCTTTTCAATTTCGGGCATGATTACTCCTTAGAAGTTAGGCCGCTGAATTCCACGGGGATCCTGCACAACCGCTTCGACGCTATCGTCGTTAATCAGTCGCCACTCGGTACCGTGTATTTTCATTCGCGTCCCAGTATTAGGTCGCGTAATGATGAAATCTCCAACTTTGCAGGAAGCTCCTGAAGGAAATCGCTTTTCGTCTTTAAAAGCGTCTGGGCCAATCTTGGCCACAAACAAGACGGGAGAAAGCAATTCTTCGTGAAGCATTGCAGTGGCTGATTTTAAAATGCCAGTTTCGCTAAATTCCTCTTCAGCTTTGGGAAGCATACAAAGAATATGGTAAGTAGCGGGATCGGGCACTTGTCGTGCTTTCTCCTCTGGTTCTTTGTTTAGAAGGCCAGAAAGATCAACAGCAGACACATCAAATTCACTCATCGTCATCATCCTTAATTTTTCTTAAAAGGTCATTCAACTCATACTGCGCGGTTCGTAGACCCTTGATTACTCCGCACATTCCCCTGTAATCAGCGTAGTCTTTAGCTACGCCGTCACATAAAGATCCACTAATATCCTGAACCCGCTCATTAATTTTTTGGTTCAAGACTTCGAATATCTTCAGTTCCATGATGCACCTCTATTGGTTTAAAAGTAGTAATGTCGTAGTTAGCCGACTTACACCATACTCGTGCAAAGTTACAATCCATTCTTAATGGACACGCTTCGCACTTAGCATTCTTAGTACTAATGTTATTTCCGTGGTTTCTGTATAAATAAAGCACTTTAGGTAATCGTGCCGCAGGAAACTTTTCAACAATTTGCATAAACAAATCGCCATCTGCACAGCCATTAGTACTAGCCAGCTTCTCGTTGTAACCTTGAATGTGCTTCATTACATCTGAGCGGTACATTCCAAAATGCCGCCAGCCGTGTTGATGTAATTTGTTAGGATCAAATGTAGGACTTGGGGAATAATGTTCGACCTCACCCTTCTTACCTATCTGGGCAAAGTCAGAGTAAATGAACTTTACGTTCGGTAGCTGGTCAAAAGCCAGCAACATCTCTTCGATAGCATACCTTTCAAGCATGTCATCGCTGTCAAAATGAGCATAAAAGTCCCCTTTTGCAAGCCCAGAAAGCTTCAACATTGTGCTGTTATAGCCAATATTTACCCCATTTTTGTGGACTTTTATGCGTTTATCACCCTTAGATAAGACCTCCGCTAGCTCCCACGTACCATCATCAGACCCATCATCGAGAATTATCAGTTCCCAATTCTTATAAGTCTGCTTTTTTGCGCTATCAATAGCGTTTTTGATGTAAGCCACGTTGTTATACGCAGCCATTAGTAGGGATACTAGCGGTTTAGTCATTTAGCCTCGCGTCATTTTGGTAATAACATCAGCTTTAAGCTTCTGTTCGGTCTGTTTCTGCTGGGATTGCAGTCTCATAGCCTCTCTTTGGCTCTCTGCTTTGATTCTTTCAGAGTCAATAGCCAATCTAGCCTGCGCTAAAGCCATATCCGCCTGATCTTTTGCAGTTTTACGCTTGAGTTCTTCCGCTTTGATCTGCAATTCAGCCTGTTGCATCTGAATAAGCGGGTCTTGCGCCTGTTGCTGAGCTTGTTTCTGCTGAGCCATAGCGGTATTGCTCTGTAAAAGCTGGGCACTTGCCTCTGCGATAAGCTTTGACAACTGAACTTCCACATCTTCTGGCAATTTTTCGTTAGGAGGAGGAAGCGGTACACCCATTTGCTCTTCAATCTTGCGTCTGTACAGGAATCCTAAGTGTTCAGCGATGTGAGCCTGAATAGCCGCCATCATTTGTTGAGCCATAGGGTTCTGTCCCATCGTTGCAGCAATCATTGGATCCTGCATAAACGTCGTATGAGCCGCAATGTGAGCATCTTGATCCTGATAGATGAACGCTTTAGTAGGTTCACCCTTCAAGAACGCCATGTTCTCAGAGATAGGATCACGCGGTTGTTCATCATCTGGAGTTGGGACTAGCTTCTCGCCATTCTTAATACCCAAAACCTCAATCATTTGTCTATGGAGATTGGGTAAGTTGTAGATCTGGGGAGCTTGCTGAGCCATCTGCATCACAGCTTGGTACTGCATGATGCGCTGAGCCATCGTCGAGCTATTGGGATCTGACACGGGAATAACATCCACCATGTCATAGTCTTCCTGCTTAGCCATCCTCGTACCAGAGGTGGGTTCGTACTCATACTCTGTAGGAGCGTAGTCACGAATGATCGCCTTTAGGATCTTGAACTCTTGCTTCATAGCGTAATGAACCCGCGCCTGCACAGCAGACATCGTTTTCAACTGACGCTCTAACAAAGCTAACGTCGTTCCTACGGGAGAATTAGCAGACATATCACTGATGTTCATATCAGCAATAGATCCCAGACGACGACCTTCTTCAGTGACCTTATCCAACAACATAGACAAAACTTGTGATGGCTCCTTATAAGGAAGCATCATGATGTTGTCTTTGATAGACCCACTTGGTACGTCTACATCCCTAAACTCGCCGGGGGCGATAGGCGTATCGTCACCCTTAACTCTCAGACCTCTAGACTTTAAGCCGCCGGGCAGATTGCTTAATGTGCCAGCATCAATGAGTTGTCTAATAAGAGACGTACCGGCTCTGGCATAACCACCAATAAGATGTATGAAACCAAAGCCATAAGCACCAAAGCCGGGTACATAATCGTACTGAACAAAGTGTTGTCTCTTAAGGCGCTTCTTATCTGATTCATTCCAGTTCCTGTAAATAGATAAAACTTTATTAGTCCCAACGTCAATCGTGATGATGTAAGGTAAAGCAATACCGTCTTCATCTTCATAGCCCGGCAGATCGTAATCAACTTGGATTTCATAAATCTGGTAACGGTCGTCGTCAGTTACTGAGTAACCCTGCTCGTCCGCTTTTTTCTTCTCTACGTCTGTGTGTAGGTTACTAGGTTCTCCCAGATCTACGTCAACATAGAAGCCTGCTACCTGTAGTTTCTTAAGTTCATTCTTAGACTTACGCATGATGTGCGTAACTCTCTCAGCAGTCCTAGAACTACTAGAGCCGTAAGGAATAATCACATCCTCGGCAGGAACATAAACAGAAGTCTGTCGTCCCAAACTGGGATCATAGTAAACCTTCTTAAAGGCCGAACCAGCTAAGCCAAGATTAAACAACATGCGTTCATGTTCAGGACGATACTCAGGCATTTCTTCCGTGAGTTTATAGTTCATGTCCTCCTGAACTCGCGCAGCCGCTTCAGTTTTAAGGCGGTCAATTGCACCAATAATTTCCGTTTTGACTGGCCCCGCCGCAGGGAACGTTTCAATAATCGTCTCGCTCTGGAACCGAACCGCAGCTTCCGTAAGGATCGTAGAGAAAACTCCACAAGCGCCATTCCACGGCTCAGTACGTTCTTCATACTTCATTCCCAAAACATCTAAACCCTTGACATACATCTCCACCCAGTCTTTGCGAGATGTCACATCACTAGACACCTCTTCCACCAGATCAGATCCAATCGTAGCTAATACGCTTTCGTCAATAAACTCAGCCAAGTTGTCGTCAAACTGATCTTCTCCTCCAGTCGGCGGAGTCAGATCAATCTCAATCCCATCTATCTCAATAGACATAGATTCAGGATTCTCAACTTCGATTTCAATTTCTGGGCCTTCCAGAGATTCAATGCCTTTAGGCATTTCGTATAAAGATTTTTCCATGAGAGCCTCAATAGTAAACGTGCTTCTTTCTGAAGCCGATTAGATCTTCACGCTCGTCTGTATCGAGCCGCAAAAACCCACCTTGTCTGAAACGAATCAGTGCTTGAACACAAGCATCAACCAAGTCATCATGGTCAGCATTCGGAAACGCCGCCATCTGCTCAACTAACTCGTGCGCCCACCTCGTATCAGGTGCCCATACTTTACCCGACTTGAACAAATCAGTCACCGAATTTAGTCGCACAAATTTATCATTACCTCTAGACGGGGTGTATTCACTCACCACAATCCCCATTCGTCTCAATTCAAAAATTAATGGAGCGCCGGCAGCCTTAGCTTCCACAACAAAAGCATCAGGCTCCCAATCCTTATAGTGCTCGTAAGCTTTCTCCTTCAATTCAGGGAACTCCATCCTCTTCTGGAAAGCATCTAACAAAATAATATTGATGTCTTCTGGGTTTTCATTCAAGTGAAAAACGCCGAGAGTTACACAGGCGGAATAGTCTGATCTCTCATTCTTAGTAAAAGCTGTATCCCAACTCTGAATAATAAACTCACACTTAGGAGGATCCTCATGCTCCCAAATCTTCCACCACTCCCGTTTAACTAAAGCACCCTCTTCTCCCGTAGGGTTCTGCTGATACTGAGCGTTCCACTTAGAAGGAGGAAGTTCTTCTCTCAGAGCTTCTAACTCCTCTAAACTCCAGAACTCTGGCCATAAAGGTTTCCCACTGGGCATGATTGCTGGCAGTTCTATAACTTCCCACTCTTCCCCTTTATCCCTACTGGCTGCATCTTTAATAATCCTACCAGTCAGGTCTTTCTCCGACCAACGGGTCATCACGACAACAATAGCCCCACCCGGCTGTAAACGTTGCCGAGGGCCAGAGGTGTACCACTCGTAAACTTTATCAAAAACTGTAGGGTCGCCTTGAGCTAACG